GATCAGAAGCTGGCTATCTGGGCGAAACGGATGAAGGAGCAATTCCCTGACAAATCCGCGAAGGAGATACAAGGGTTCCGTGTCAGGGTGGAGAAGGCGCGAAAGGACAAGGCGCCTCCGATAGCCATGGTATTGCTAAACATGCAAGACTACATAAGGGACACCGTGTTGGACCCTGTGCGTGCTCCAGGTGTCACCTACTATGATATTGAAAAAACCGAAGCAGAGAAGATCATTAAAGCCTACCCAAGGCTGGCGACTCTTAAGCAGTATAATATGTGGAAGGCGGCCAGCAGCAAGGTGAGGTCAGAAAGGGAACGCCAGAACCCGTGGCTTAAATCCCTAAAAAAGCGTACAGATACAATGAAGCAGTTACTGCTGACTAGGAATCCCCAGGCAGCGGCTATATTGCAAGCCATGGGATCAGGGCCAGCAGACACCTATAATCGCAGGGCGTTAGAGGTGAAGACGATATTGCAGAATCACCGATCAGGAAGAAAGAACATACAAGATATGGCACAGTTCCTGGCTGATGTATACAACATAGAGGATTTAGGGCGGTACAGATAACTTGACATGCTATGGTAATTAATGTTCAACTACGTGACGGAGGTGTGTAATGGTAATGTCTACGGAGCAAGAGGAACAATTCGGGTCAGAGCCCGATATTGTGGATGTAGGACCTGAGAATACGGAAACAGAAGCCCCTGAGACTGTGGCTGTCGAGGCTACTCCAGCGGAGGGGGGGGAAGTAGTAGTAGCGCCAACGGCGCAAGCAGCCCCCGCGGAGGCCCCAGCGGAGGAGCCTGCCCCGCCAATCTCGCCTCTCCCAGAAGATGCCCAGAAGCAGATCGACGAACTCCATCGGATGCGTGAGACTAACGCACAGAAGGAGTGGGAGGCGCAAACCTTACAAAAGGCTCGTGCGCTTGAGCAAAGGGCACAAGAACAAGGCGCAGACCCTCAATCATCCAGGCAGATAGCCAGACAATACATATCTCACCAACGTGAGATCAAGGACCGAGATCGCAAATCTGGGGAGCTGCTCGGCTTTCTAGAAGGGAGGCAGAATGCGGCACTGCATTTTGCCCAGAAGCATAAGCTAATGAGTAAGCAAGCCGTGGATGATCTTGCCGCATTGGTACGAGCAAGGTCCCCACGGGAGATGGAGCTGGAAGCCAAACGGATCTCACATACCAGGGCTCAGGATGCGGAGATCAGTAGGCTTAAGCAGGGTCAGGTTGCCCCGCAGACTTTCGACAATAGTCAGGGATCGGCGGAGGCCACCTCGAACAGCACACGGCTCCTGGATGCTTATCTTGCAGGAGACAGGTCGCAAGCCGCGGTGGCAGCCGCGCGAAAACTGACATTGGGAACTTAGAAGGAGGCCGAAAATGGCACAGACAGCAACGACTGGCAATCTGGAAAATGCTTCGAGGACCATCATCGGGGCGGCGAGGTATACAGAGGAGCATAATGCTCCTGCATTGGCACTTATTGAGCCGTTTGCCCTGCCCGCTGGGTCCAAGACGGTGACTGTACCGAAGGTAGGGCAGATGACGATGAGTGACCTGGTAGACGGTCAGGACATCATCGACGAGGAAGACATCGGGATGACCACGGTAGACCTCACCGCCAGCGAAGTGGGCGCCAAGGTTATTCTGACAGACAAGCTGGTACGACAGAGTGCCCCGAACGTGATGACGATGATCGGGCGACAGCTCGGTGACGCCATGGCCCGCAAGAAGGACGGAGACGTTCTTGATCTCTACACCAACCTGAATGGCGGCACGAAACTAGGCACTGCGGGGACATCCTTTAAGGCTGCTAATGTGCAGGCAATTATCGCCTATGCAAAAGCCAATAAGTTCGGTAGCCAGCTCTATATACTGCACCACCCCAATGCGGTTGCATACCTTTCCAAGGAAGCCGCAACAGTTTCAGCGTCAAGCTCGGTGCCTGATGGCTGGACTGCCGACCTTCTCCAGAACTTCTGGAGTGGACTGAGGCCGATGAATGGAGTGGCAATCTTCGAGGATGGAAATATCTCAGAAGACGCATCTGGTGATGGGATTGGTGTGATCGCTGACAAGAGTGCGATGGCAGCATTGACCAGTGTACAAACCCGACAAGAGCGACAACGAGACGCTTCTCTCCGCGCCACTGAGGTAATTTTGACCTCAGATTATGGAGTGTTTGAATTGGACGATAGCCGTGGCGCTGGACTCACCTATGATATCTCTGCACTATCAACAACTGCGTAGGCGCAGGTAGTTTTAACTAGGGGTTTATCATGGCAGGAATTACGGAACGGAATCAGCTAAAGAACGACTTGGCAGGAATGGGCTATTCATTGAAGTACATAGATGAGTGGCAGCCTAAGACCAGACTGTACAGGCATAAAGCTGCCTATACCGTGGACGGGGTACTCTCTGATGAGATCGGGACATATATGAATAATGTTCCAGGAAACCCCGACTACGTTATGAAGAAGTCGAGGATCGGCCTGTTTACATGGCCTCCTAGTGACTCATGTAGCTGTAGATGGTGTTTAGAAAGGCGGCAATCTGGTGAACCTGCCCAACAGGTTAGCCAGGACGCATCTGATATGGCGGGAGAGCAGGTGGTAGGAGAGGGCGTTCCCGCCGTAGCAGTCTCTCGTAGGAGAGAGAGTGGACAGACAGGCCCTTACTACCAAGCTAGCTAGGTGTAAAGAAGGCCGTGCCTAGCGATATATTAATAACGGCGTTCGCAGGACTTGAGCCTGTTATAGAAGGAGTTTGAAATGGCATTCCCGAATAGTATCTTTTTGAGTTACGGACAAGAAAAAGTAGAAACCGAAGAGAAGAAGCAAAAGCTTGGAACACGGGCACAGACCCCTGACGGTAGGGTGTTCTACTATGCAAGGAACGGCAGCGCGGCTATCACTACCGCAGGCTTTATTGTAGATGCTGCCGCCGCTTTTGCCATAGCCGCTCACGACATGGACGTTCCAGCTAACGCGAACGCCGCTGGCGTAACAGCCGTAAGCGTAGAGGTTCCCACTACTGACCTTACAAAAGACCAGTATGCAGATGGGTACCTGATCTTCAATGATGGACCTGGTGAAGGTGAGGTGTATCGCATTAAGTCTCACCCAGCCCACGATGCGTCTGATGACAATACAGTCATCATAACTATTGATGAACCCGATGGTCTTCGTACCGCTACCACCACGAGTTCTCTTTTCGGGATGTTCGTGAATCCTTATTCGGCTGTAAAGATTATGGATGGCGACGGCACCATGGAAACTGGTGCGCTGGGCGTAACTACAATACCTATGACAGCTAATTACTATGGCTGGATACAGACTGCTGGTATTGGCAGCGTTGCTCTTGGTGCTGTGGTTGGGATAGTTGGTGACGGTCTTCAGGTGTCTCAGGCATCTGGTGAATCTGGACGAGCGGAACTATATGACCTGTCTGGTGAGGATGACGTGCAGTCCATAGGGACTGCGATTGGCATCCCGTCAGTAGACACTGACAAGCAAGCGTGCATGTTAACAATTAGATACTAAGAACGGAAGTCATATGCAGGAATTATGGACTCCGACGGGGGGTGCCTATAACGGTATAGTCCCCGTCGGACGGAATGCGGAAACAGGAAGTCGAATCGTGACCCACCAGTTACGGGTGGAGGCGAAGGACCGCTTCGGGAAGGTACACAAGCAGATCATACGCGTGCTTGCTGATGATGAGACTTCCCAGGCAGAGATAGAGGACATGATGGGCCACGCTGCTGAGTCCTTTGTGGCTGAGGTTCGTGAGAAGTATACCAAGCGGCCTCCCACGGCGGACGAGCGCAAGCAGATAGGCAAAGCCCTCAACGATTTCCTGAAACACAGGACAAAGCGTAGGACGAGTAGCTCAAACAGAATATACTTTCGAGGAATTAGGAATGGTTGAACACGAGAATGGCACTGATTTACAAGTTGATATAACGCCCGAAGATATAAGGACAGCCATGCAGGCTAGCCCACTTCTGGCGTTGCAGGTGCGGAATCATGCTCTGGTCAGGACTATACGAGAGCTTCAAGCAGAGTTGGCTAAGGCCAAGGCTGCATATGTAGCTTTGGTAGCGCCAGAGCCAGCGGCTAAAAAGGAGGCAGCCAATGCCGACAGTGGGGCGTAAGAAATTTCCTTACACGAAAAGTGGTGCTGCCGCAGCCAAGCGGTATGCAGCACGATCTGGCATGAAAGTCACTAAGAAGAAGAAGAAGGCTGGATATTAGCTATGGCCCGATTAACGCCTCCAAAGTTCACCAAGGAACAGAAGGCAAAGCTGCGCGATCCTAAAGGAGTGGTGGCTCTTCATGCTGCCAAGCCGTTAGTGCGTGCAGTGAGACGTAGGCGCAGAGGGCCAAGTTCGTCATAGGAGGCTGCTATGGTAATGGGACCGCCAGGACCACCACCAGGACCACCGCCAGGGCCACCACCAGGGCCAGGAGGTGGGCCACTCTCAGACCCAGCACGTATGGCCGCAGGGGCCCTGAAACTCGCCCTCGATATTCTGGAGGGAAGAGTTGGCCCAGGGGGGCTACCAGGAGGCCCAGGTGGGCCAGGGCCCATGCCTGGGCCAGGGCCAATGAGACGGCCTATGCCAAGAGGGGGGGCTCCAGGCAGGGCAGCGCCTGCGCCTGCGCCACGGGGTAGAGTGAGGCCAGCGGCGCCCGCTCCCAGGCCAGCTCCACGAGGTGCCCCTCGCCGACGCTAATTCATAACTGCTATGGGAGATCGCGATGCCATCAATACAGGGGAGGACTCGTGAGCAATTAAGACAGCACATCGGGCGGGCCCTTGGTGGTGTGTACGTCTCTGCCGCAACCTCTAGTGGCAGCACAACAACCCTCCTGGACAACACACTGGTTCTGGGAGGGGCTGACACTCAGATAGGGAAGTGGATAAGATTTACGAGTGGCAGTAATGACACCCTCACTAGGCGTGGTACAGACTCAGCTATATCGTCCAATGTGACGACACCGACCTTCATGCCCGCTGCTACGGCATCTACGGCCTCAGAG